GATGAAGATGCTGGTTTAAACTCTGCACCGTTTGGTGACTTCTTCGTACCAATTCGCTTAAACCTGCCTTTGAGCTTACTTATTGGCATATCATACAAGCTAAACCATAACTTCAACTCATCAAGGGCCTTGCCACTTTTCTTTAATCGAAACTTTTGAAGTCGATTTCGGATTGCCTTTAGATTTCTAGCTTGCAGTTCATCTCTGAGCAAACGACGACCTAACATGTTCAATGTCACCGCTGTCCGTGAAAGCGCTCGATTATATGCTTGGCGGAACTCTTTATCTGTTCCACCAAGCATCAACTTCACCGCTTCCAGCTCTTCAAGATCAATATCGAATAGAAGGTTTTGTTGATTTGTCGCCATTGAACTCACCCAAAGTTAATTTAGTGAGACCTGAACCATCCGGCTCTGGGTTTATTACTTGGTAAACTTTCTCTCTACCATCAGAAAACCGAAGAGTAACCACCGTTCGACGAGAAACACCTGCTGCTTTGTGAGTTTGAACAAAAAGCTCATTGTCGACATCTGACACTTGGCCACCGCCAGTTAAAGAGCTAATAGCCGCTGGATTATCAAAGATGCCAGGTACTGGTTCTTCTTGCCCTGCTATCGCTACGGTAACGTTGGAGAACGTATCAAAAATGATGTTATCGGCTTCATTCAACGCTGACTCAAAATCAAACATTCATCACCTCTACAGAGTTGCAATGATATGTGCCAAACCAGCTTCAACCGCTTCCATCGCGGTATCTTCGTCAAGGAAAGGCTTTTCACCGGATTTGGCTAAAACTGGCTTTCCGTCTACGACATACTGAAAAGGTTTCGTAACCAGAACTTGCATCTCACCTTGATCATTAGTTTTAGCTACAGGAATTACCCCATCGTCTGAGATAGTTTCACCTTCAGGCAGCTCACCGATACCGACAAGAACTTCCGCTTTATCTGATGTTTGAATCTCGGCTTCTTGGTTTTCACCACTGGCAGGATTATCAACGTCATTTCCTTGCGTTTGCGACTGATCTTCATCTTCATTTTCGGACTCATCCCCGTCTGGCAGCTTGGCTTCCAGTTCGTCAATGATTGCGTTTAGCTGCGCTTCTGTCGTTTTGTCATCGTATTGCGGCTCGGTAATGTTCAACTCACCACATAGTTCATCAATACGCTTTTTTAGGTTGTCTTTTCGGCTCATGATTGGCTCCAAAAGAAAATGGGACCGTGGTCCCATTGATTTTTTACTCTGTCGAAACGCAGGATTAACCTACTTTTACGACCACCACTTTGTTCACGTCGATCAAGTACATCGCTGGCGCAGACTCAGTCTTCGTGTAGCGAACTTCAGGATCGCCACCTTCCGTCCAGTCCTTAACGTAACGCTCTGCTTCATCAAAGCCTTCTTTCTGTGCAGAAAGGTCTTGAATCTGACCATACAGGCGAGCACCACGAACAGACGTATGTGCCAAGATTAAGTGGAAGTCACGCTGTACTTTCTTGGTCGTCCCGTCACGGTCAATGTATTCTTCATCCACTACGATGATGGTCACGTCACCAAGGTTTCCCTTGATGCTAACGGTCGCACCAAGATCTTTTAGTGCAGTTTCAAGCTGAGAGTTGGAGCCACGGCGAGTTTCGAGCTTGTCGTTAAACGTCTTAAACTTACGCATTAGCGCCCATGTTTTAGGGTCGGTGATTAGTGCGTTAGTCAATCCCTCAGATAAAGCTGACCACTCTTCAATGTCTGCAACGATATCGTAGGT